ATGGCTGACCGGACGGCGCCGCGTGCGCGCCCTGGCCGCAAGGCGACTGCCGCCGCTGCCAAGCCGAAGCGGACGAAGAAGACGCTTGGCGATGATTTCCTCGACGCGGTTCGCGCCGATTTCAGCGCCCATGGCGCCGGCGTGATTGCCGCGGTCCGGGCCGACAAGCCCGACCAGTATCTGAAGATCGTGCAATCGGTGCTACCCAAGGATCTGGCCAAGGATTTGCATGTTTCATCTGACAATCTGGAAGCCCTGAGCGATGACGAGATCCGCCGCCGCATCCGTGGCCTCGAAGCCGTCCTCGGGCCGTTTGGCGACCAGCCTGAAGACGCGCCGCCACTATCTGGCGCTGCTGCAGGAGCTGGACCGCAGGCGCAGGACTAACCAGCTTGCCGCCTACCGGCCTTATCCCAGGCAGGCGCAGTTTCACGCCGCCGGCGCGCAGAACCGGGAACGTCTGTTCATGGCCGGCAACCAGTTGGGCAAGACCAGGGCCGGCGGCGCCGAATGGGCCATGCATCTCACCGGCCGCTATCCCGCGTGGTGGCAGGGCAAGACCTTCGACGCCGCCGTCAGGCTATGGGCTGCCGGCGTGACCGGCGAGGGCACGCGAGACAACCCGCAGCGCGTGCTGGTCGGCCCGCCGCAGCAGCAGGCGGCATGGGGCACCGGCATGATCCCCGCCGATGCCATCCGCCAGACCACGATGGGCCGCGGCGCGCCGGGCGCGCTCGACAGCATCGTGGTGCGCTGGGGCGGCGGCGGCGACGTGCAGGCCGATGAATCGGTGCTGTCGTTCAAGAGCTATGAGAAGGGCCGCGAAAAGTGGCAGGGCGAAACCCTGCACGGCGTCTGGTTCGACGAGGAGCCGCCGCTCGATATCTATTCCGAAGGCCTGACCCGCACCAACGCGACGGGCGGCATCACCATGGTGACGTTTACGCCGCTGCTTGGCATGAGCGACGTGGTGCTGCGGTTCTTGACGGCGCAGGAGGTTCTCCCTTCCCCCCTTGTGGGGTGAGCAGCTGGTTCGCGAAGCGAATTCGTCGTGCCAGTGGCACGACGAAAGGCCGGCGAACGCCGGGACGCTGCGGAGCAGCGGGGACCCGGCAGGTTGGATCGGCCACCACCCGGCCCTTCGCAGGCTCAGGGCGTTCGAAGCTCGAAAAGCCAAGCAATTGGCTTTTCGTCCGCCACGCGGACCGCTTCTCACCCCACAAAGGGAGAAGGTAAGAACCGCCACGCCCGGCGCAAATATCGTGCGCGGACAACATCATACGACATTACTTTGAATCAGTTCGGCAGGCTCTACGTCCTGTCACGTCGCTATCTTGACCCCGAGATCAGCGGTGCCTCAGGCGATTGCCGGCAACGATGATTGCCATACGGCGTGGTGCGATATCTGGTTGTGCTCGATGCAATCGGTTGCCAGTTTGCTGATTTCAGGATCGGCGGACGCCTGCGCCCATTCGACGAACGCGTCAACAACGACCAACCTCGCCCGGCTGGCCAGCCCCAAGCCGTAACGGCGCACTACCGGCTCTGAATGGTCGAGCATAGCACGGATCATGCCTGATGCATCACCTCGCCATTGCCCGGAGATATCGGCGATCGCCGAAAACGGCGTTTGCGGCCTGAGCAACGCGGCGTGCTGACGCGCAAGCTTTAACTGCCAGTCTTTTGCAAAGCGCACAAATTTGACGGCTCCCATGCGTACACCATCGTGATAATCATCAAGGGCAAACAACGCCTGCGCGAGATGCTGACCATCGTTCCGCGTACTGCATCGCAAGATAGACTCCACGGCATCGAAGCGCGTGCGCGGGTTGCTGTCCCCAAGCAGCGCGGCCAGCTCACCCACCATCGAACTTATGTTCTGGTTTTGAAAGGTGGCAATAAACGCACCCGCCGCTCGCGTCTCAGCATTGGCAGATGTCAGCAGGAGACGAAGGCTTTCCAACGGCACCGTCTTGCCGAGCTCGCCGAGAAGGTCGTTGGCAAGCGCGCCATCGTCATCATGCGGGGACGACAGCAGCCGCTCCAGCATCTCCTGACCTGTCATGGCATTTGTCGATTTGCCGAGTGGCAGCAGGATCTTACCGCCTTCGCTGAAAAAAAGATGAGCAACCTCGCTGTCCTCGGCGGACAGGCGCATCGCCTCGAATAGATCTGTCATGGCAAAGAGTGGCTGTCCCACCCGCGTAGAGTACAGGCCGCGCAGAATGCACCAGCCCAGACGCATCGATGTCGCCGATGCACGGCAAGACCTACCGCATAAAGCGATAAAGGAAAAGATGAGAGCGAAGCTTTCCCGTTTCGGCGCGTTGCGGAATTGCGAACCGCGACTAGACTGGTGGCCAGGTTGTCGAGGAACCAAGTCCATGAACAGGCGGCAGGTATTGACAGGCGGTTTGTCTTCGCTTGTCGTGTCGCCGGCGGGTGGTGCTGAGGTATCAAAGCCCCAGGTGCCCAAATGGCGACCCTCGTTTTCACAACCCATCGATCGCATCGAGGAACGGTTCGGCTATTACTTCGACAGAGGCCGTGACTTTGCCATCCTTGAAACGGCACCTGCGTGCTGACGGAAGCCGGCCTGTCCGATGAGGCGGCAGCCATGGCCGCCATCCAGACGCTTGCCATGATTTACAACTATCACCCGGACATGAAGCCGTCTGACATGGATGATGGCAACGTGCTGGTCAGCTACAATCATCCAGCCTTCAATGTCGTGCTTTCCGACGTTGCGAATGCGCATTGGCAAGAGATCGAGGCCCGCCACCAGGATGGGCTGGCTACGGGCGAGGTGCTGATCACGCCGCTGGGGCAGAATGTGTTCGATGAGCTCGGCAAAAAGGCGCTGCTTGGCAGGTGCTACATGTTCATGGATGCGCAGGCGCCAAAGGTGATCCGCATCAAACCCAGTTGATAAGTCGAATCAGGGGTATTTGGTGCCGGCAAGTTGCCTGGCACGACCTTCGGCGGTTGACGATTTGCGCGTTAATGGGCCGCACAATATTTTCTCTCGACCGGTATACTGATATATATAGAGCATACAGGATTGATTGGGAGTGTCGGGGACGCAGACCTCGCGTTTGAACCCTGTTCCTGGATCGGTACGGGTTCTGCAGATTTTTTTACTAGTATCGTAAGGAACATTCGCCTGGCTGGTGCATGCCGATGCACTGGCGGCAATGCCGACAACGATTGCAATCCGAATCATGTGTTCCCCCAAGTCTTGGGTCAGCTTCGCATTGATGAGCGCTGGTATCAATGGCCACACTCTATTGGAGCATGCTTGCATGACCCGTCACGTCACCTTCATGACCATAGACGACGTCGAACACTATTCGCCGGACGAGCGTGCCGCGATCATCGCCGCCTATCCCGAACATGAGCGCGAAGCGAGGGCCAAGGGCATTCCGGTGCTGGGCTCCGGCCGCATCTTTCCGATTGCCGAGGAGCTGATTGCCTGCGAGCCGTTCCGGCTGCCGCGCTACTGGCCGCGGATCGGCGCCCTCGATTTCGGCTGGGACCATCCGTCGGCCGCGGTCGAGCTGGCCTGGGATACGGAGGCCGATGTCGTCTATATCTCCAAGGCGGCGCGGGCCTCGCAGCAGACGCCGGCCATGCAGGTACTGGCCCTGAAGCCGTGGGGCGAGTGGCTGCCCTGGGCCTGGCCGCGCGACGGCCGCCGCGAGACGCTGGAAGGCGCGGGCACCGCGCTTGCCAGACAATACGCCGCGCACGGGCTGAACATGCTGTCGGGCCACGCCCGCTTCGCCGACGGCTCGGTCTCGGTCGAGGCGGGGCTGATGGAAATGCTCGACCGCATGCAATCCGGCCGCTTCAAGGTGTTTTCGACGCTGCTGCCCTGGTTCGAGGAATTCAGGCTTTTTCACCGAAAGGACGGCAAGGTGGTGAAACTGCGCGACGATTTGATGGCCGCGACGCGCTACCGCAAACTGACGCTCGCCTATGTCAGCGGCGCCGGCACTTTGCCGACGGTGGCCAACGGCATCTGGCTGATGTTCGACCGTACCGGCGACAGAGGCGCCGACGGGACGGGAGTAGGAGATTTTTTGGGGCCTGCGTCTTCGGCAACCGACAATATTGTCACTTTCGCGGGCACCACGGGCAAGGTGGGGAAGGATAGTGGGATCGCGGTGTCCAGCCTGGCGCCGAAGGCCAGCCCGACATTTACCGGGACGCCAACGGGGCCGACCGCAGCGCCTGGAACGAATACCACGCAATTGGCTACAACGGGGTTCGTCAAGGCTGGGTTTGATCTGAAACTTGATAGCCGACCTAACCTCGGTGTCGTCGCGCAGACGATCACCGATTGGAACAACGCCCTGGACAACGGCTGGTATATGGCCTCGGCGGCGGCTAATGCGCCAGACGGCGTAAATTGGTTCCTGGGGTTTGTGGAAGCGCACGGAAGCACTGGCTACCGGACGCAGACGGTGCATGATTTCGTCAACGACACTACGGCGGCAGACCAAAAGCTATGGCGGCGCAGGCAGGCTGGCGGTGCCTGGGGAGGATGGATCAAGCTGCAATGGTCGCAGGCCGAACAGGATGCACGCTATGTCCAGTCGTCCACGGCGTTGCTTCAGAAGTTTTATGAAAGCCCGCAACAGACGATCACATCCGGCGGGTCGCTGACGTTGGCTCATGGGCTGGGGGTGAAGCCGAAAAATTACCTTGCATTCTTACAGTGCACCACTGCTGAGGGTGGCTATTCTATTGGAGACGAAGAACCTGTCTCGATTGGATCGCACGAAGCAAGCACCAATCGAGGCCTAAGTGTCGTTCCCGATGCTACAAATATGGTCGTTAGATTTGGGTCGCAGGCTTCTAGTGCCGTTCAGATTACACGCAAAGACACTGGTGGATTTCTAAATATTACCAATGCAAGCTGGCGGCTTGTCATTAGGGCATGGGCCTAGCATAAATTCGAGTGAATTCTTCAAAAGAAAGATCAAAAGGCCGCTCTCTCTTTCCGAGATATGGCGTCTGCCCAATCCACCACCGAATCTCAATAAGCCTCGGCTATTTTCGTCGTCGAAGCGCTTCTTGATCACCTTTGCCGGAATTCTTCCTAACACTGCATACGGAGGTGCATCTTCGATCACCATCGCAGCGGCGACGACGGCAATGGTGCCGTCGCTCGATTCGCCGTTCCGATCTCCTTTCCGGCCGACGCCACCAAATACCGCCCCGCCAAGGTCTCCAGCGACGTTGTCTCGATGATCGACGCCTAACCGCAAGCAGCTTCGCAAATCGACAACCTGCCTTTCGCGGGCAGAAAGGAAAACCCCAATGGACCGCAACTTCGCGCGGGCGCTTGCGCTCGTCCTCAAATCGGAAGGCGGCTGGTCCGACAATCCGGCCGATCCCGGCGGCGCAACCATGAAGGGCGTGACGCTGGCCAATTTCCGCCGCTACGTGAAGGCGGATGCGACGAAGGTCGACCTTCGCCATATCACGGATGCTCAGGTGGCGACGGTCTATCGCCGCTTCTATTGGAATGCCGCTGCGGGCGCCGAGCTTCCCGGCGGTGTCGACTATGCCGTCTTCGACTTCGCCGTGAACAGTGGGCCGGGCAGGGCGGCTAAATATCTGCAGGCGGCAGTTGGCACCGCACAGGACGGCAGGATCGGCCCGGCCACGCTCAAAGCTGTCGGCGCCAGGCCACCGGGCGCAGTCATCGACGATCTTTGCGATGCCCGCCTGGCATTCCTGCGGCGGCTGCCGACCTGGCCGGTTTTCGGCAAGGGTTGGAGCGATCGCATCCGGTCGGTCCGTTCCCAGGCGCTGTTGATGTCGGCACTACAGCCCGCTCCGGCACCTTTGCCGGGCACCCCGCCCCAGCCATCAGCGCTCTCGCCGAAGCCCGGCAGTGCGATGCCGCCGGTGTCTACCGGCGGGCCCGTCAGCCCCGTCGAACGCCTGCCGTTCTGGCGTGCGCTGCTTCAAATCCTGAAATCGATTTTCGCAAGGAGTTCGACATGATCGCCGTCTTCATCCGCATCGGCTTGCGTTACGGCGCCGGTGTTCTGGTCGCGCGTGGCCTGCTCGGCGCCGACGACGCGGCGGCATTTTCTTCCGACCCCGACATTCAAGCTGGTCTGGAGATCGCCGCCGGTCTCGCCATCGCCTCGGTCACCGAGACCTGGCACTGGCTGGCCCGCAAATCCGGCTGGGAGCACTGACATGGAAGGGTTTCAACAACTGCTCATCGCCTATCTCGAAGCCGCGAAACCCTATGCTATCGGCTTTGCCGCCGGGCTTGTCGCCGGGTGGCTGCTGTGAGCGCGCTCCTCGCCGTCCTGCTTGGCAACAAAGCGCTGCTGGGCTTCCTGGCATCGGTCATCGCCGCCCTTTGCTGGGGCGCTCACCAGCGGCTGGCCGGCGCCAGGGCCGAGCGCGGCAAACTGGCGGCCGCTGAGGCCGCGGCGCGCGCGGTCGCTGAGCAGGTGCAGAACGACGTCGGCGCATTGCCGGCGGACGCTGTTCGAAAGGAGCTGAAATCATGGGCAAGGGACTGATGCTTGCGCTGCTTGTGGCGCTTGCCGGGTGCACGACTGCTTCGGGCGGCTTCTGCGCGATTTCGAGCCCGCTGCGCCTGTCGGCCGAAGCCGTCGACGTCCTGTCGGACGCCGAGGCGAGAGCGCTCCTGGCGCACAACCGCAAGGGACAAAAGCTCTGCGGATGGAGGCCTTAGCCGATGCACGACCTCTTCGACATGCTCGGCATCAAGGGGCCGGTCGTCGCCGCCGGGCTAGCCGGCGGCGTGCTGCGAGCACTGTCGCGCCATCGCTACAAGCTGCGCGAGATGATTGCCTCGCCGATCTGCGGGGCGCTGGCGGCTGCGTATCTGACGCTGCCTGCCGTCGCCTGGTTCAGGGCAACCGGCATGCCTATCCCCGATCCGGCCGACGACACCACGACGCTCGCCGCCGCCTTTTTGATCGGCGTCTCGGCCATGTGGATTTCCGACATCGTCTTCGAGGTCATCGTGCGGCGGTTCGGCTCGGCCGGCAACGAGTGA